TTCCAGAAGTGTTCCATTCCAATCAACAATAGGATGGGTTAAATCCGCAACCATGGCTTTCATAATTCGGATATCCTCTGGCGTGTAACCCCCATGCTCCACTGAAGCCTCAGCTAATTTGATGTAGTTGCGATACGTCTCATGTGTAATCTGAGATGTTGTCTTAACATCATATTTACTGTAATCCCATGCAATTGTTCGTTCTTTACCATATTTTTCGGCGTATGACATTAAGTCATCCCACTGACGACTAAATGCATTAACACCTACGGCACATTCCGATTCAATGGGGTATTGCCCTTGAAAGCGTACAAATGCTAAAAAGAACATACGGACGGCAATAGTGAAAGCCACGGGTCCACATTGGAACACTCTGACTTTAGAGGATCCTTCTTCAGTTGGGGTGTCTTTCAAAACACTCCTGAAGACAGGATAAGCACGATAACCATTTTGCCAACATTCCATCATTCTAGCTAATTCATCTAATATGCACTGGTGAGGTATCCTATCAATAAGGATTCCTTTATCATCATGCACATCAGTGAAATAGTTTTCCTTCCTGCCCATTATTGGAAAACCCATACTTGTGGTCATCACAATCGCATCAAGAAATCTTTTCCCAGGAATTCCTAAGATAGCTTCTTTGAGCGTAAGCCTTCTGAAAACATCCCTCTTTGTATATGAGGGAACTAAGGGTAAGAGTGGTTTCAACCAATCTTCGGAGGCTCGACGGAGGAGTTTAGGAGGGTAATGGTGTTCAGGCTGCGCTAAATGTTCTAAATTTTCATTAAAAGGACGCCAATTAGGCAACATTTGTGGCGGTCCGTAGCGCTTACGCACGTCAAAAATTTGTGTAACGTGCGGCTCAAGTATGGAGGGTTGAACCTCAGATTTCGCTTGAGCTCGAACTGCAACTGAACCAAGTATCTCGAAGGGTGCGGTTACACCAAATGTAAGTGCATGGCTCTTATGATGAGCTTTAGGAGATTTAAGTATATCCATACCATACTGCTGTTTAGGCAACTCCTTGGATTCAGCAGAAAGCATAAAAACTTTATCCAAATACTTATAGGCTTCTCGCATTTGGAATTGGGTAATAGAACCAGCATATCCAGTCTTCCTGATTCCAAATGTGTTATTGGCTCCTAAATGAAAACCAAGAATACATGGATTTGTTGTGTTGGCCAAAACAAACCCCATACACTTACCATCTCCTGTCTTATCAGTCTTGTAACTAAAGCCAGGGAATGTTGCAAATCCATTACATGTTTTGGGATCAAAGGTAGCAAATGAAGTATCATACTCATATTTTCCTTTGTCA